GGATAGAAAGATTCCCTGATATGGCATTCACATGGGGTCTTGACTTTGGATTCACAAATGATCAAACAGCCCTTGTAAAATTTGCAAAAGAGGGTAGAAACATTTATCTGGAGCTCATGATCTACCAGCCTATCGCTACCCCTGAAGAATTAGACGCCGCGTTGACATCGCGAAACGTCAGTAAATATGTGCCAATAACAGCAGATAGCTCAGACCGGTACGTCTCTGAAAAACATGGGGTAGTCCAAATGGTACGTGACTTATTCGACCGCGGCTGGGAGATCAGCAAGGTGTCTAAAACAAAGTCGATTATGTACTGGATCACTGAAATGAAGTCCCACAAAATCCACATTGTTAAGAATGATTTGTGGCGTAAATTCCAGCTAGAACAAGAAAACTACCGATTTAAGGAGGTTAACGGCATCCTAATCAACCAACCTATTGATGGACATGATCACGCATTTTCAGCTGCTAGATATGCTCTTATGAGCCACGCACTGGATAATCTAGAAGTAAGTTCTTATTAGTCCTCAAAAACTCAACTTATCAATGTTTACGCTTGTCTATACGGAGACGGCACGAGACTTGTTAAATTATTAACGTAATAATTCATTAAAAAAGTATCACAATTCAAATTGATTTACTACATTTGTATAAATCAAATCAAAATTTATGAAAACAATTTTAACGACAATCTGTTTAATCGCAGCAACAGTGCTAACGGCACAACACCAGTACGAAGTGGTAAGTCAGCAAGAGATAGGAGCAATCAAATGCACTTACATAAAAGCTATCAGCGGATCAACCGGTAAGGAGTCCTATCAGGTGGTTTTTTCGTTTCAGAATCTGGAATATCACCCAACTAACTCTGAGATATCACTAAGCCCTGAGCTTGTTGAGCAGTTCAAGAGGGAATTGCGGTTCTCTATAACCTACATTCTTGAAAAGAGTAGAGACAAGAATGCCCGGTTAATGAGACATGAAATTTATTCACTTTCTGTGAATGGTTTCCTAAATAGGATTTACATTTACGATCACGAACTGAAGTATAACCACATGACAGTTAAAGAGGCTCAGGCTATTCTACATTGGTTAAATGGACTAGAATAATTGAATAATCAATTAGGAAAGGTTTGGGGACACCATGTTGAACAACTACGATTAAGTTGCGTAGCATCCAACGGTTGTAAAAAGACGGATTGACGCACTTCCCCTTACCTGACCTTCTTTTAAAACTAAAAGAATTTTAAATAAATTACATTATGATTCGATATTTTGGAACAGACCTTAAACAAGCTGGACACTATTTTTGGATGCTAGAAAACGATAATATGTGGCGGCACTACATGGATTTTAAAGAAATTGATTTCGATCCTTACGATGGGCAAAAACCAAAACCAAAAGGCACTACTACTTTTTTTCAGACAGATAAATTTACAGTAATTGTAATAAATGGAAGTTGTTCCGACAATAGAAACGGTACAGTGTCTACGTTTTTCACACAGGATAGGCTTATGATGAATGAATTAAAAGAAAAGATTTTGTCCATTCCAATAGCTGTAAAAATAATTGAACAAATGCCATTCAATATTAAGTGGTAAAACTATATACAAAACATTATGAGAAAAATAAAGCTATGACTAAAGACGATATGATACAAATAGCCTTATCGGCTTTCAGTGATAAGGTTTTTGATTATTACAGCCTATCTAACCAAGAGATGTTTGTAAGAGGCAACACGTACCGCTTGCATGACAAAAACAGCGAAAGATGCTTAACTATTCCAATGGACAGCCTGCTAATAATCACTATAGACCCTGAAAACAGGCAATTCATTCAGTTCAATACCGGTAGTTTGGCATTTAATCACTACGCCGGTATAAAGCGCGCAATTGAATTAGGCATTGTGGACGAGATAAAAATTTCCTAAAACCGCTTGCAATTCAAAAACATTGCCTTATATTTGCAGTGTTGCGTCCGGAAAACACAACGATATTATTTTGCGAAAGCAATTTCGCACTGAAAAAGGCCCTTCATCTTTCCGGACGCGGGCCTTTTCTTTTTTATCGGGGTTAACTACGGTCTAAGAAAGAAGCAAGCGTAAAGACGGGCGTTCCCTATTACGCAAGGCCAGTGCTAAGAACGAAGGCCGGGAACAGGATAGACAATTATTCTAAAGTAGCGTTCGGTTTGGTTATATTGTCAGATACCAAAACACTCGATGGGGGTTGGTGCTTTATACAGCAGAAACAATCATTGGCGTGGATAGCCTAACTGATCAACATCGGTCTAGGCTTTTCATGCTTTACACTCTCCAAAAGTTGGTTTCTTTTCCAGCAGTATAACAATACAATAGGTACAGGAAATAATAAAAAGCACCAAAAAAATTTGTTTTGTTAAAATTCTTACTATATTTGCATCAAATGATTACTTGCCGGATAACTACCGGCCTCAATCATGTCAGTAGAATTTGTAAAAGGACATATAGGCTCAAGTGATCTAGCGAAAGCGCGTAGGCAGCAGAAACAACTGTCCTATTTTACACAGTCAGAAGTTCAGGAAGACATTACTGAAGAATACCTAAAAGCATGGATAGAGCGTAAATATCGCACAGACGATGACTTCCTAAATTGGGTTAAAACAGTATTCCGTACTGAAAATTTCCTTTCATTTTTCAAATACTTTCGTCAACCGGTTGCCTCAGCGCGCCTGGTAAATGACATTATTAAGCCGCAACTGCAACGTGTATTCTTTGCAGAAGATTCTTATTTTAAATATTCGATCAAAGGGGAAGTTGTTGAAGAACCGGAGGAGCTCAAGTGCCACGAACTTAACGACTGGCTATTCAATGCTCTTTTATTTCGCTTCAATGACATTATCATTTGTGACTTAGAAGATGTAAACGAACCTTACTGGGAATTAATTTCAATTGAAAACGTTGTTGCTATACGTAGCAAGCATTCAGAGATTAAGCAAATTGCTTACAGGGGCCATATCGAAGTTGACACCCCAATGGGTGAAGAAAAAATCGAAGGCTTTGTTTACATTGACGATGAGGCTTATATTTTCTACAACAAAGAATTTGAGCAAATCAAATACGTGCCCCACGACTTAGGGTTATGCCCAGCCAATTATGTCGCTTCAGAGGCATTTGGCAGTGAAGATGTAGTACGCAAGTCTATTTTCTCTTACGTCCGTGAAGAAATGGAAGAGTATGTCTTCCTAAAGACTTTGCAACGAATGACAGAGCCTAACGGAGCCATTCCAATTGTAACTCAATTACAGACTAAAGAAAAATCCGATTCAAAAGACTTCAAAGGTTCCAACGATAAGGAGCCAATGTTAGCCCGTGAAATTCAAGGCCAGCATTCGGATGAATTTGGCACAGAGGTGCAAGGCTCAAAGAGTCTGCTTCAAACAGGTACAGTGATTAAAGTACCAATGATAAAAACAGACGGTGGTTCTTTAGATATGGATGCCGTAAAGTCATTCATTAATTTCTTTTACATACCAATAGAGTGTTTGGATTATCTAAATAAACGAATCAAAGAAGTAAAGGATTCGATTTTAGCCACTGTTTTAGGTGAATTGTCGGATCAAACCGGTGAACGTAAGAACGAAAAGCAAGTTTCAGCAGGGTTTGTAAGTTCAGAAGACAGGCTTAGAAACATTTCCAGACAGTTAAGCCGCGCACGTAAGCGTACAGATTTTGCAATGCTCGGTTTAAAATACGGAGTTGATAACGTTTCAAACGAGGCATTCTACGGGTCTGATTTCTATTTAGAGAGCCAACAAGACCTTTACGATTTGTTCAAACTATCACCAAACCCAATTGAACGCAAAAACATTCTCACGCGATTAGCAAAGAACCGAAACCGGTTTAATAAGGATCGTTCTATGCGCGAAGTGTTGATGTACGATTTAATGCCTTACGCAGCTGATGTCGATTTTGACAAGGCAGTAGAGATGCAACGCGTCGAAAAAACAGTATTTCAATTACAGACCCGGTTTAACTACTGGATCAGCATGTTTGAGGCGGCGTATGGTGATTTAGTATACTTCTGGGAAACAACGGAAGGGACAAAAAGCGAAAAACTTTTGCTTATAAACAACCTGTTAACAGGGATTGTGAAGACAAATACAAATGAAGCGGAATTAATAACGGTTGCAGTGCAGCCACAAAAACTATAATATGAAAAACACAATTTTAACATTGCATATTTTCAGAGGCAAAGCCACTTACGACGAAAATGGGGTCGCTACATCTGAGAATCATCCAATGAAATTAGAGCACAACACTTCACAGTATCAGCAATTTTTGAAAGGCGCAGCAAATATCGGGATTACTAAAATCAAAGTTTTGAAAGCCACGGACGGCGTAAACGATATTGAAATTGATCCATCTATTAAAGCAGAGATTGAAGGATGTGTAAATGGTCAACCAATCAGATTAACACCTGAGCAAAAAGAACTGCAAGAACTTCGCGACATGGTTAACGCCTTAAAAGAAGGTAAAACCGAAAAGAAAGCAGAATCCCCGGCGCCTGGAAA